ACCTGGACCCTGGAAACCATGATCGAAGATACGAACGAAAGGAACGTCTTCATTCTGTGGCGGAGGAAGGAAACGAATAACAGCATAACCATTACCAGCCTTATCGACTGTTGGCGACCAGAAACGATCGTCGGAACCTTTTCCTTCGCCGCCTGATAGCTTATTGAGTTCTGATGTTAGGGATTCGAGAGACTTCTTACCTGAAGCTGCTTTGAGGGACTTAAAATCTACCATGTATAATCTCCGTATTACAGTGTATAACAATTGTATGAATGGCATTTGTATCGCCATCATTATTTATATTACTCCATATCGCTCATAATGTCAAGCATTATTTGCTTCACCTTCTCATAATCGCATTTTATAAATGGAGTATACTTCACAACCTTCAATCGGACGTCATCCCATATCGGGTCATATTCCAGTTTAGAGTCCCACTGTTCTAATGCTTTTGTCATTTTAACAAAAATACAAAGGGACTCTAAGCTGATCTGGTTACCAAGATATAACCTCAGGGCAGCTGGGTGTTGCTGCCCTTTTGGTTCTTGTAGAATTTTCTTGAAGTCGTTTTTGAAATTATATGTAAGAGACTGATTACGTTTCTTCCAGTTCTGATAAACTACTTGAGCAGTCTCTGAATATGCGAGATCACGGATCCATAGTTTTGGATCAACAATAAAATTAGCAATGAGAAACTCGCATACATTTTCAATTTTAGATAATTTCTCAAAGAACACCTTATCCTTACGCTTATCAAACGATGCGTGCTTTAATCCGGTTTTTCCGTTGTATTTGATATAGTCGTAATCGGTTTTGGTAAAGTGATTTTTGAGGGCAACGTACTCTTTATATGCTTCGAACGCCGACATAATTCCTCAGGTTCTCCATACTGTAGATAAGTCAAAAATTTGAAGTAAAGACCTTTTTCTCGGCCATACGCTTCAATTTCCCATGGACATTCCCAATAGTCCATTTCTTCGTGCAAATATCTTTCGCCTTGCCATTTAACCATCCGCACTGGACGCCAAATGTCTTTCATTTCGCCTTTGGCGTATTGTTTAAGATGGACCATCTCGTGAGCAAGAGCAAGCAGGGTTTCCTTCTTGCTGAGAGCACGATCAATACCTATTAAAAACTCTCTACAACTATCGTTACCGTCTGTCCAATCGCAGTATGCGTAATCACCATCATCGTTAGTAACTTTTTCAAACTGGATAGTCAAATGGATATTATTAAAGAGTTTTCCGCCTCCGATCAGATATTTACCATAAAAATATGCCGCTTTTTTGATTATTTTCGAAGATACGTGCGATGGTCGACCTATTGTTTTTATACGCATAAACGCCTCCAACAATGGTTGAACCTAATATTTATATGGGAAGTCTGGCTCCACGTTTGAGGATATTGAGATTTTCAGCCTCTACTTGGATCTTGGACTTCATAACTGGGTCTTTTTTGATCCAGTATGCAGCCGTTTCCACTTCCAGGTTGTTTTTCTGACACCAGAAAACGATGGCATCAATATATTCGATGTTCTTTTCTCGACAGAGTTTTTCTACTTCTTCTACGAAGCCTGAATTTTTAAGCATTCTTTTTCATGTTCCTTCAGTTCTTCAATTCTCTTCTTAAGGAAAACCATGACTTCTTCGTTATTCACCCTCACACACTTTAATCGGTTCAGTTCCATTTCAAGAGCCCACTTTATAGTGGAAGCATGCGAGTAAGAATATGAAGATTTTGACGTCATGAGTTTGTTCCTTTACTTAAATCGATGTTCCACCAAAAAATGATAGAATATCTGTTAGACTTTTGTACGGGGTCAATACCATGATATACTTCTTGACCGTTGAACAGCGTTAATCTTCCAGGTTTTGGCTGGATGATTATGTCGTCAGTAAAGAATTTTCCACTTTCGAAATCGTCGTTCAGATATAACATACTGTTGAAATTAGCATCACCAGCCCTAGGATCATCATGAATATGTCTGACAGTATAACTGTCGACAGGCCATATCTGTAACTGAGTCCATCGGTGGTTTAATTTATATCTGATTTTTGATTCTAGATAATCTTGTACCTCTTGAATAAGAGGATCATCCAAATCTATGAGCCTTGTAGCAAAACTCATAGGATTCATTCCTAATGCAAGCCTTTCGTCGTATGTTGTTTGAATATACTTACAATAATTCTCACAACGTTCTTTAGATATTACATTATCAAAAATGAATATCATTTAATCGTGATCGTAGTTGGAACGCCTCTAGTCATACTGTAAAGAGTAGCAGCATTGCTTGGAGAAAGGCGAACGCAGCCGTGAGAAGCGGGTCGACCCAAAGCACCAACATGAGGAGTAGCGTGAATTGCATAACCACCGCTAAAAAAGATAGAATGAGGCATCGGGGCATTGTCGAACTTCTTTGAGTAGTGCATTAGTTGATAAGAATAAGGATGGAAAGTTCCTGATGGTGTTACGTAGCCTCTACGTGCGGTAGAAACTGGCCACTGTTCGATTAACTCTCCATCTTCATAAACTGTCATTGTCTGATTACGTTTAGAAACTACCACATCATAATCTGCTAGAGCAGAAGTTGAGAATAGAACTGCTGCAGCAATCAATAGTTTATTCACGATACATACCCCAAGATAGCGCCGACGGGACCAACGAAAACACCAATACAGCGAAGAATAAACTTAGCTGTTACAGGATTATCGATCGTGTTCCAGATAGCAATAATATTCATAACCCAACCTACGGCAAAAACGAGCCAGATTGCGATTAGCGTAAGATAATAACCTGTACCGTATTCTTTGTGCCCATGATAAAGCGCCATAATATATACTCCAGTTAGCGACCTGACTGTTTACGCCAAATCCATGATGATAGGTCTAGTAGTGATTGTTGGAATTTGTTAACGACAAAACTGTTCCAGAACCAGTGATTGTTTCTTGACATCTGAACACCTTTATTTTGTGAAAACTAGATTGATCACCATTCTCAATTCATGAGAAGATGGAGGAGTGCTAGCATGCAATAACATAGAATCAAAGGCAATTAACCTATTTCTCATAGGTTTAATTTTTTGTTTTATTGTCAATTCATGCTTATTTATCGGTTCTTTTTCTTCGAATATTACAGTGCACCCATCGCTGTCATTAACATAATATAATAATGACTCTGCGTCAACTTCTTTCGTATGGTCGGCGTGAGGAAGATTGTAAACGCCAACAGGCCAATCAGAATGCCTGTAAATCAGATTAGCCTTGGCTCTTACTAACTTTTCAGTAGATCTACCAGAGGCTTCGATGATTGGTTGAATTAATGGATAATAACCTGAATTAATATTATCATGTAAAAAGAATACATGAGTAAATTGACTGCAATCTCGAGTCTTATCAGTGGTGTATTGTTTTGAGTGTGTGGTGAAGTCGCTGTAATACCAAGGGAAGTCGCTTCCGGATAATGTTTGTTCTAGATCATCGCTAATAGCTTTGTCTAGAAAATTGTCAATAATTTCCATCACAACCTCGAGAAATGGCGGTCCCCGAAGGATTCGAACCCTCGACCCACGGAGTAGAAATCCGTTGCTCTATCCAGCTGAGCTAGGGGACCATTATTAGTATTATACTACATATTTCACGAAAAGTCAAATGGACATTTCTTTTCACGCTTTTCGTTTCGACGTAGTAAAGAAAAAGTCTTTCTCCATCCATATATACTGGTACTAGGAGTTAGGCTCTTTTGATTCATCTCTTGATCGCTAATTAGATGATTATGTATCTTAACCTTCTTTTCAGTCAATGGAACGAATTGCATAAGAGCTTCGCCCATGGGGATCTTCATCAAATACTGTTCGCCCTGTTTTGCTTTCTTAAAAGCCATAAACACATTAGTGAACGAAACATCATGAAAAGTAATAGACCCAGGAATAATACGAGCATCGATGTTTTCTAAAGACCATTCAGTCCCAAAACAAATAAATGGAACACGCTCTTTGGTGGTGATCAGCCAAGGACTAGTCAACTTGAACATATGATAATCTATAAAACCAGGATTAAACATACTATCCGGAGGAATCTTTGGCTCTGGGCCAGTCGTATAGTTGTAAGAGAAAGTTTCGTTTCTTACATCAATAGCAAAATCAGCCCAAGACTCTAGAATGAATCCACGTTTATATAAGTCCAAGAATCCAATACAAGATCTAACGCTTCTGAAAGAATTATTGTAAATGTTTCCTAACGGATTATATGCATACTCATGACGAGTCTTAGGAACATTATCCATCCATTCGGGTTTAGCTTTATAAGAATTAACAATTGGCGTTGTCTTATAAACACTAGTATTAGATGTGAAACAATCAACATCTAAAACAGAACTTCTATGAAAAAATGAAAACATAATATACTCCAATTAGAAAATGCAACATGCTTCTGTTTCTAGGTGCAGTTGCCAAACCCAATGGATTATGCCGCTAGAGCATAAACTCCAAATGATGCATCATTATCGTTTGCATCTACGTTTCGCCTTTGGTCTCCTTACGACCTTACTGAATCCTGTCGAACCTGAATCGCCCCCATCAAAGAT